TCCCAGGAATGGGTTGACCTTGGACAAGAACCGGTTCCAAGTAGATTGGACGTTCTGGTCGAAGAGCAGGGTAGACGCCATTCTTGCAATCTCTCTCTTGACGTAAATCATCAAGCGACGAACGTTAATTCTGTCGAGAGCAGATGGAGTGACCTGCAAAGTCTTCTGTCCGAAGATTACAATGCCCTCAGCGGGGAACTGTGCAATCGGGTTAACGTTAGCATCATAAAGATCGTCTCTTTCCTTAGAAGTCAGACGCTCACTGACACCAATAACGGGTAGCCCACCGCGACCCTCTGTCAAGCCACCTCGGGTGAAGCCTGCGGGAGCAAACCAAAGCTCCTGAGTCTTCTGTCCGAAGGACATTGCACCTAGGGCGATAACAGAAGGCGGAAGCCACAGTCTCTGAGAAGTCTGTGGGTCAGAAATCTGCACCCATGGGAAGTAGCATGCACCGTAACTGGAGTTAAGTCCTCTGTTGCGCATTGCGTTAACGGCAGCGACAACATCGGCTCCTCGGTTTTCTGCGGACTGAGTAGATTCAGTCTTGGGAGTGTATGCGTTGGCGATATCGATGACTGCCAGACAGTCGCCGCGTGCCTCTGCGGTATTAATCACATGATTGGTTAGACCTTCGTGGGTCAGACCGGGCATACACAGTACGTCCATGTCCACGACCTCGGGATCTGCAATCATATCAATAGCCTTCTTGATCGAGTAGTATACATAGCTGGTAGTTTCAGTTGGCGTACCGCTCGCAAGGATATTGTTATTGAATGGCTCAGACTCCTTAATGTCTACACCTTCGAATCCACCGTACAGAGGTACAACAAAGCGGTCTGCGCCGGCGTTGAGTGGCCCCTTGTAGGAAGCGCTAGCTGCGGACATTGAAGTCCCGCCGCGACGAGAGCCAGAAGCAAAAGTGTTGAAACTTGCTTGTCCAGTATTCCCTTCAGAAGATGAGATTTCATCAAGAGAGAAGTAGAACGATACTTCTGTATCTGCATCAGAGGATGCATCATAAGAGCTAACGCCGTAGGGAAGTGCGCGAACGATGTCGCTCCAACTATCTTCAAAAAGAATTGAAGAGTCTTCCCTGGTAGAATCGACGCCCCAGTATGCGTTCTTGGAATCAGCCAAGCCGCCCTGAGAGGCAGACGTTCTAAGGTAGAGCCTGGGGAACTCGTAAGATCCCGTGAAGCCGACTTCAGTAACAGTGCCTGATACGTGGAACAGGACAGAGCCGGAAGCGACTGCACCAGCCCAAGCGCCACCAACAGTGTCTGGGTTTACGCCAGTAACATTATCAGAACCGGGCTCGTCTGTGCCGATGTTGCCACCGAATACGTTCTGGTATGCACCAGCGCCGTTACCGGGGTTGGCAACCATGGTTACTCCACCATCGCTGGCAGCAGCGGCAACCAAAGTACCAGAGGTAGCAGTGAAGCCAAAGAACCGGGGAGGACCCCAGTATCCGAAAGGAAGCAGAAGCTGATCTGCCGTTCCATTCTCGATATCTCCACCGAGTTCTACCCGAACAAACTTCGACATGTTCATGTGCTCGCCATATTCTCTATAACGCTTCTCTTCGTCGCTCCAAACCTGACGCTTGTCGCCAACTTTGCGGCCAACGAAGTTAGAAGAATAAGGGTTCAAGTTACAGCCAGAGAATCGCTCAACGATTGCAACAGCGTTATCGAGGTCATCCGCCTTGCGAATAACAATATCAAATGTGCCGTACTTATCAAAATCATTTGAAGAAACCTTAATGCTCTGAATGGCAATCTTAAGATTCTTCTGCTCCCACTCGCCAGGAGAAAGAGTAACGAATCTAAAAAGTTTCTGCATGTCATAAGGCTGCCATGAGGAATAATTAGTAGTCAAATCCTGACCAAAAACCCAGCCAGACTTAGCTTCCTTAGCTGCCATGGTCTGATTGCCAGGAGTGGAGGAGCCAAGCTTCATCGGAGCAACGAAACCATAGTATTGGCCGCTCGATCCATCTGAAATATCTGCGGAGCCAGCGGTACCATTATAACCAGAAGCTTCCTGCCCGCACTGCTCAACCAAGTGACGGTCGAAAGTCTCGCCAAGCCAATAGTGGTGGTCTGCTTTGTCAGTACCCTGATCGGTAATGCGGTTGTTCGTAAGCATAGGGTTAGTATTGAATACGTTTCTAATGTACTTGGCAGAAGTTCTATCAAAGTTGAATGCGGTTGAATGACGAACGGTAGAGCCAGACATAACCTGAGCGGTGAATCCGGCATATGTACCATCAGACTGGACTAGAACATTTGAGCCAGTAACAGTAATGTCGTCTTCTACAATACCAGCCTGATAGCCAGTAAGTGTTAGCTCTCCATCCTTCAAGTAAAAGATTGCAGCTAGCGCGCCTTTCGCGGCAGTTGTGCCAGATCCAGAATTAGCAATGAATAGTCCATAAGCACCACCGTCAGTACCAGCAGTACCGTTTGACCAGCCTGCATATCCGGTTGACTCAGCATCTTCGTGCTGCTCTCCGACTAGACGAACGAATGTGACTGCGTTGGTGTTGCGAAGCCATGCCTGCGCAGCGTAAGCTGCGTAAGTTGGTCCCACGTAATTACCACTTCGCCAGACATCCTCTCCCTGCCGGCCTCCGATTGGTGTTCCGAACACCTCGATAAAATCGGAAAATGAATTGATCTTAGTGGGACGCATTGATGGTCCTCTCTGAGATCGTCCAATAATAACTGGACCAATAGGATCAACGGGTCTTGGTAAATGTGAATTATCAATCTCGTTGATAAATACGCCCGGTGAAACAAACTTAAACTTAGTTACTGACATTGCGCTTAATCTCCTACATTCTTAAAATTGGTTTTTAAATTAAAAACTTATGCGGTTCGCATACAGCTTATTTCTTGCCATATATCACTAATAAATAGTCTGTGATCTCTCCAACGGACATGAAAGAATAGAAATCTTAGCAAAGAAGGGGTCCGACAAGCGGACCCCTTCAGTATTATGACTATACAGATAGTATTACTTCAAGTAATACACCGCGAGAACGTCGTCTGCGTCAAGCTTCAAGTCAGGATGAAGTTCCACAGATCCGGTTAGGCAAGTGTAATCACCAGTAGCCAAATCGTCAGTAGATGCTTTATGCAGCATCTGTCCGTTCAAGAAGACCATCTCGCTTCCTGAAAGATTAGAATTCTCAAGGGCATAAACGCCAGTGGCAGAAGTGTAGTTATCACCACCTGAACCAGCGATTCTATCAACATAAAAGTCAACTTTCATGACGCCAGAAGCATCTGTCAAACCGTTACCGGCAAGACCAGTAGCGACATCATCATGGACCATTGAGTCTTGAACCGAGTCGGCAGCAATGGTAACAGCGCCGTTCGAAGCCAGCGTTGCATCCCCAGAAAGTGCCACTTCCTGATAGCTTGTACCGTCACCAACTAGGAACTTCCCAGCAGTAACGTCAGGCATCTTGAATAATGTAGCACACTCCAGCGAACCATAGAATTTAGCCGACTTGTCCGCTGCAATTTCGAAAGCAGGATCTGCGCCTAGTGCGCCGGCCCCATCTTCGATTACGAACTTGTCACTATCACCATCTTCCACACCCATTGACCATACAGTGGTTCCACCAAGCTGATACTCGATACGAGAATCGCCATCGCCTGCAGTGTTATCGAGACGAAGGTTGGTACCATTGGCATGAGCACAGCCCATGATTAGACCCGTATCAGCAACGTGAGTCAATGTGATATCATTGTCAGCACCGAAGTTAATAACTGCGCTATCGCTAAAGAGTGTCAGATCATCCCCTATTATGAGGTCAGTTGCGATATCAATGCTCTGATTTGCGAGAATCTTCAAAGCCGCGTTTGTTCCATGAGCAGAGCCAACACCGAATTCAAGTACATCAGTTCCATCATCAATACCGATTCTGAAATCCTGAGCGTTCCCGTCAAAGACAAGCATTGTATCTTCAGCACCAGCGTCACCGATTGTTAGCTTTGGAGTCGTACCTGTGATTTTTACACCGGAAGCACCTACAGCCATTTCAATATCTCCATCTGACGTAAGCTTGAGAGTGCCGTCAGCAGACTGAGCGATGTGTGTTGCATTATCACCGAACTGAAGCTGCATTGCACTGTTCAAAAGAAGACCAGTGTTATGAACGTGAGTTAGATTGACCTCTTTATTTGCACCGAAGTTAGCAACAGCACCGTCTTTCAACATATCGAGATCAATACCCACAACAGCACTTTTAGCAACACTTAAACCACCATCAGTCTGTAGAGAGCCGTCAGTAGTACTGGTTGCTTCCGTGGCGTCATCAGTTACGATTCTACCATCAGTGGAAAGAGCGCCGCCAGTAGTAATGGTTACACCAGAATTGCCAAGGCCACCACCAAAGGTTGCGCCGGCAGTACAAACCAAACTGGCTACTGTTCCTACACCGGTATTAAGAGTGCTTGAACCATTATCAATGTTGCCGAAACCAGAAGTAATAGAGCCGGCGTCAAGGGCACCAACTGAAACCATGCTCGTACCACCAACAGAGTTGGCGTCGAAATAAGTCTGGAATGTTTGGACAGTGGTTTGCTTCATTACTCCACCGTCATTGGTGAAAATTCCATCTCCGTTTGCGACAGCAGTGGTACCTACAGTAGAGCCACCGTCGAGGAGCGCAAACTCCGCAGCAGTGACAGCACCGTCAGCCGTGCTCGCATCAACGATAAGCGGAATGTATCCGCCGGCGTCAGGTAGATAAATAGTCTGGTCACTTAGAGGGTCTACAATTGTTAGCGTAGTCTCATAATTATCAGCCGTGGCTCCTTCAAACACAACGGCATTTGCAGCATTCATCGTCACTGTATTAACAGTGGTCGTGGTACCAGTTACCGTAAGGTTACCAGGGATTGTTACCGTAGAAGCAGAACCGTTACCCAAAGTAATATCGACTTCATCTTCTAAATCACCATCAACAATAACAAGACCATTGTTCATTTCGCCATCGTGAGATGCAACACGCAAAACGAGCCTACCACCTTCAGTGCCATTAGACGCATCTGCGATTTGACACAGAATATCCGCAAAACTAGTCTGTTCTTGGGCATCATTGTCTCCAACCCAAGAGATAGTACCGAGAGTATCATTATCGGCGCCAGCAGCACCCTTGTCTTTAGTGAACTGGAGTCGGCCACCAGCAGTATCATTCGTCGTATTCTTTATCAGAACCAAAGGATCGTTCGCATTAGCGGAGTCTATGCTAACGGTGTCGCTGAGAAGCTGTACAGCGGTATCAGCAGCGACTCGGAGATATCCATCCGCAGGCTGATTGATATATGTATCAGCGTCTCCGAAAGCCAAAGCTCTAGAGCTATTAAGCAAGAGAGCGCTATCAGCAACGTGAGTTAGCGTTGTATCCTTGCTTGCACCGAAGTGAATCACAGCAGAGTCTGATAACAAGATAAGGTCATCACCAACAACAGCGTCCAGTGCGACACTCAAACCACCATCGGTCTGTAGAGAGCCGTCAGTAGCAGTAGTCGCAGCAGTTGTGTCATCAACGATCACACGACCAGATGTGGTAAGCTGGGCCATTGAAGAGTTGCCAGTAGAAGTGACCGCTCCGCAACCGATTGTACCGATTGTGGCGATATTTTTAGACCCGTCTAAGACAACAGCTTTAGAAGCAGCAGCAGTACCATTGGTAATACCGTCTAGCTTCTCAAGGTCAGCCTCGTTCATATCAGCAGAGCCGATAATGAAAGAACCAACCGCAGTTATAGAACCGGCTGTAGTCAAGTTACCAGTAGAAGCTAGTGTCATCTTAGCTGTTGCAGAAGCTGCAGCAGTTTCAGAATCAGCGGCTGTAAATACTAGTTTTGTAGCATTAGCATCTGCAGCAAAAGTTTCTTCTGCGATTGCATGAATACCAGCAGCAACTAGTGCGCCATCTGAACCATCAGAGTCACCGGCAGCAAATTCAAGCGAAGCAATAACTTCGTCAGCGATAACTGCGTCTTCTTCAGATTTTAGTTGTAAAACAACAGGTAAGTTATCACCAGTTCCAGTATGCGTTACTGTAAGACCAACATCAGCAACATGAGTTAGAGTAACTTCCGAATCATTACCGAAGAGGACTCGCCCTCCATCAGCAAGATAGAGATCCGACCACTCAGCGCCGGTACTACCAAGAGTAGCGCCGTCTACTGCGTCTGGACTACATGCTGTAGCAAATGTGCTTGTTCCAGTCGCCGTGATAGCTCCACAACCAATCGTGCCAATACCACTCAGATTATCACTATCATCGACAGTAATGCCACTGCCTTGTGCAGTACCACCGCCAGTGCCATTGGTTCTGACGAGAATGTTATCTGTGCTTCCTAAGCCGGAAAGGGCGGCTGCATCCCAAACTGCTTTTGAGCCGTCCCATTTAAGGAACTGCCCGTTTGACGGTGAGTCTTGTCCGATTTTCGTGACATGACCAGATCCATCAAAAGTGAAAGCAGCAGTGCCGCCGCCCTCTTTTAACGAACCTCCGTCATCAATAATAATGTCGCCGTCAACGGTCATATCGCTAGTGACCCTAGCGGCGCCATAAAGTGTAATCATAGAGGTTGCATATGCAATTGATCCTCCATCATAAAAAGAAAGTGTTCCTGCGCTAGAAACAGAGCCGGATTCCATGCTCAAGCCAGCAGTGTATGTACCTTCAGCGAATTTCGCCTGTGTAGCTGATGAGCCTGAAAACGCGGCCAACTGGTGCGCATTTACTAATGTTCGTGCCATTCATTTTACCTCCCAATAAAACATGTGAATGTGTTAAATTTAAATTATCTAGCCTCTTGTTAAGAAAAAAGGTAATCTTTAATTACCTTTATTTACTTAGCTTTCGTCGGGTTCGACGCGAACTAAGCTACCTTCGCCTCCCTCTTCCGAGGGAAAGTTTAAGGTATAATCAACAGTAGGTTCGACATTATAAGTAGTCCGCAGTTGCTGGATTTGCTGCTGTACCTGCTGATTTAATTGTTCATTTAACAATAAAATTTGCTGGCGTTCAGCTTCATGTCTTAACATTGCTTCTCCCGCTCGGATTTTAAGCATTCGCACGGCCTCGCTTGTTTGAGCGATAGAAGCAAGGTCTTCTTGTTTTATAGGAATGACCGAATCAGTACAATATACTGGTTCTTCTCCCTCCTCTTCCTCTTGTTCCTCTTCAGGCTCAGGTGGAGCCGTAACAATGTATTCTTCTGGTCCCGACAAAGCTGTCTTGAGCTTATCCCATGGTTTTTTCCACATTTTATTTTCTCCTATGCTTTAATATAGCTTGCAACAAAAGTATCGTCTGATTCTGGTGCAAAATTCATTGTAATTGCTGTGCCGCTAAGAGTATAATCATTACTGGCGCCCTCAGACAGAATCAAACCATTCAAAATTAAGGTTAATGTTCCATCGCGTGGACTGGAGCCCAACGTGAAAGCCGTATTTGAGCCATTAAGAGTCCCCGATACGCTTTCCTGCACAACATAGTCGCTGTGCGCAATAACGCTAGAAAGATCTGACGTA